CGAGGGCAAACCTATGGCCCCCCGCCCAGAAAGGATCGCTTTCTTTCTCCCCTTAACTCGTCTTCTTCTCAAGCCTGTAATCATGAACGATAGTACCAAGCTCAGGATTACCAACCCTCATCTCTTCGATCCACACACGGCGCAATACATTGCCCTTAGCATCACGGTAAGTGCGCCAATGTCCACGCCGCCAATGCTCCTTCTTTGGCGTTCCCTGACCAGAAAACATCTGGTCATAGATGCGCTTGCCACGCGGCTTCGGCAAATTGATCGTTACGATCTTATGCTCGTTCTTTGGCACCCTACGGCCCCAGCGGGTATATTCAATGTGCTGTGGCGTTTGATGCGTCTCCTGCACGATCAGATCGTAATTCAGCAAGCCCAGAAGCGCGATCAGGAACCGTCCATCACCCTCTTGTATCTTCAGCGAGTAAGCGGCCAACTGCGCATTTACGTCCTGTGAAATACCTGCCTGTTGTCCTTTCGGAGTAAGTCCCTGTGCATCCACATGCGCCTGTGAAAAGCTGAAAATCAACGTGTCGATCAGCGGGTCATTCTTGTGCTTCTCGACATACCAATTCCCAAGGAGCTTGCCGCCCACGGTGCGGATGTATTGATTGAAAACCTGCTCATCTGTAACTTTATCTGTATCAAGCAGATTATTGAAACGCTCTGGTGTCCAAGGCTGTTCATTGTCGATGGTGAAACCAAGCCCTGTTGCGTAGAGCTTTCCGGCATCTTTGCCATAGTCATCCTCATCATCTGACATCGTAAGCCATGTCGTGTACAGGTATTTGTCGAACTGCTTCTGAATGTGATAGCCGACATTTCCGGGTACACGATCGTCAAGATCATACGCCAAGCCGTTTTTATTATGATACTTCTGCAACACTGACTGACGAAATTGTTCGTCCCATTCGATCCACATGTTGTTGAACGATGGAACGCCACGGCGCACCATGTCCAACAATGTCTTTGGGCGCGCCATTGATGCCAATACGGCATGTTCAACAAGTGCGTTAGACACAATGAACTTCTGCGACATAGCCAACTCTGACTGAACTTTGCGGCGGCTAATCTCAGCGACCTTATTCTTCTTCCAGCCCATCAAGCCGCGATCTGGCTGTGCCAAAGCGGCCAGCGCCAAACCAGAAAGCTGTACGTCTTCCTTATGGTACCGGATGCCATTTGCATCTATGCCAAGCTTCTTGCGAGGCGGCTCTGAAGATGACCACCCTTCAGCGATTGCATCCAAGTGGCGATCATATTTTTTCATTTCATCCATAGTAAGTTTACTCCCACGACCTTCGGAGAAATGCTTACGCCCCAACGGTGTGCGTGAAACATTTGTCCCTTCGGAGAACCGTTTACTTTTACCGCCTCTTTTTGCACTACTCATGTCGCATGCTCCGCACTGTCAAAAAGCTCGGCCTTGATTTTGTCGCGAACACTGTCCTGCGAGGCCCAAAGCTTTTGTTTCTCTGGGCTAGGATCAAAGTCCCAAGACGCTATTCTCACTTGCGTCATAGCTCGTAGAATTGCCTGCGCTTCGTCATGCGTCAGCAACAGATGAATGCCCTGATCAATCTTGTTAGCCATAACGAACCTCACCAAACACACCAAGCTGGAAGATGTGGTCAGCGTCGTTCGCGTCCCAATCACCATTGGTCATAATGATCATCTTAACGTCATCAGACAGAAGCTTGATGCCATCGTAGATAACGTCGAACGTCTTGACCTTGGCAACCTCACTGGTGAACTCACGCTTCTCGCCATCGAAATCACCGTATTCACCATTATGGTAAATCGTCACCTCAAAGTTTTCTGCGAGATGCTCACCATTCTTTAGGTGCGTGGCATCAGCCCACTCAGGCTTGTCGTAGTCGATCTTGTCCACCCAATAGTTACTGCCACCCTCAAGGATGGTAACCCACAAGTGTTCAAGGGTGGTCTTCCACCAGAGATCGGACTTGCTGTAGTTAATCGTGATATCTCTATTCATTGGTCTATTCCTCGGTTGATTGATAGTTATGTATAGTTAATCGCATTGAATGCAATAGTCAACAAAAAAAATAAAAGGGGGCTTACGCCCCCTCTCCCTTGCTTTCTGGATGGATGCCGACCTCTGGTGTCGGCCCACCCATGTTGATGTAAGCCTGAAGGGCCGCTTCGTATTCCACGGCCCACTTCATCGGCAACCCCTGTTCAAACATGATCTGCAAGAAGTTTCCAATGACCTTGAGGTTTTCCCTTTCGTTCTTAGTCATCGACAACCTCCGCATGATCAATGAACAATTCTTCGCCACTCTCTTCGATTTCAGCCGCGCTCCAATCCACATCTGCGGTGTCCTGCACGAACTCAAGAATAACGTCTTCCCATTCCAAGCCGTGACCACGATCATAGTTATCGCTGATCCACTGCTTAACGTCACTGATAGCAACATTGATCTCGACAGTGTGTGTACGCTGCACCGTCTCTGTTGCTTCTACTACTACCTTAGCCATGTTGGCCTCCTGTGTGTGATGGTGGGGGCTTACGCCCCCACTCCTCTTGGTTTCTTTGATGCGATATTCCTGTGCATTTCTTGCAACTCCAGAATCCACTCAAAGTCTCCTGACCAATAAGGCGGCCCCGCCTCAAATGCTGGACGAAAAGCCTCAGTTACATCCATCAGGTCATCTGGAATCTGGAGCCAGTCGGTGTTTGTGTCTCTTAAGGCACCCATCGTGATGCGCCCCTTGAGTCCCTTGTAAATATTTTGCAAAGCCTCAAAACCGGCTTGCTGCTCATCTGGCTTGAGAAATACTCGACTGTTGAGTTTCTCAGCGATTTTGCGATTTTTGAAAATCAAGTCGTTCATCAGTTCTTTCCTTTTTTTAACGCCGTCATCATTAACGGTATCTTTAATATATATGCAATGATTGCCTATGTCAACCCCTTTTTCATGGACAAAAACCTGTGCAGTTTTGTGCCGCGTAATTGCCGTTAATTATGCGGCACGACATGTGCTACAAAGTGTGGGTCACAGATGTGGCACGGTCAGGAGGGCAAGATGAAAGAGAAGGTTTTGATTATCCCACGCAACGACGGCATAGCGGTCAGCGCGGGTGGCAAGGTGTATGTTGTGGAGATGTCAGCCGAACAAATGCTCGACATGTCGCTTCGGTGTCAGCAGATGGGCATGGAGATGCTGCGTGCGGAGAAAAATGATGACTCTGATAAAAGTTAAGGAGTCAGATATCGACGGCATGGGCGTATTTGCTAATGAACACATATCCGAAGGTCAGATCATAGAATCCTGCTTTTATGTCGTCATAGACAATGATGATCTTAAAAAGAATAGTCGATTGAATGACTATGTGTTTCAAAGCATGGACACAGATGGAGATTATTACTGCGTATTAGGCGCAGGCATGATCTACAACCACGGCTCAAATCCAAACGCTGAATGGCAAATCTCTGAAACAGACAATAGATTCCTAGAGTTTATTGCTTTGAGAGACATATTGATGGGCGAAGAAATTGTTCATGATTACGGTGAAGATTACTGGGACACTCGTTAGATCATGTTTCTTAATATACTGGTTATAGCGTTCATCATGATGGATGGGTCTTTTAAGGGAGATATTTATGTCGTTGATGAATGCCCAAAACTAGAGGACTTAGTTATTCAACTAGAAAAGAAAATGATGAAGGGTGAAATAATGGGCTGGTCAGCAAAATGCTCTCAGTTTGATTTCGTGCCTGTAGATATTACGAACAATTATTCGTAAACAATCTATAAAAAACTACGGCGGCGAACCGAGTCGAAGAGTTCACCGCCGTAGCATCAACCGAACAGTTAGGAGGTTTCCTAGCTATCCCGATATATATACGCAATCATTACCATCTTTGCAACCCCGATCACACATTATCTCGTGCTGTTGTTGCTTCATACTCACCCCGACTCATAGGTCCATTGACCGCCCCGAGCCAGACCCGACCACCAGTTGGCGTGAGTTGAAACTTGTCGATGCGGCCAGCATCCTGCAAATCCCGAACATATTTCTCCAGAGAGCTTTTGCTTACGCCTCGCAATACGTCAGGAGCATCAGCATCCTCAGACCTCCTGTGTACCGCGTTGTTGCCGCTCATGTGCGTCAGCGCAATACCGTTGTTCTCACAGTCTATGATCCACTGGAACATGGCGTCTAGCTTTGCCTCTAGAGCCGTGCCTGTGTTCATCGCCGTGATCTCTTCAGTCCGATCATTAAGCAGCCCTGTGTTCATGTCCCGAATGAAATGCCGAACATTTCTCTGGGCTGGCCCGTTGGACTTCACCACTGCGCCGTCGTAACATGTGTTGCGTTGGAACGGCACACCGAGGCGCTCACACATTTTCTTGGCCCGAACTGTATCGACCTGCCATATGGCAAAAGCAGAGCGCACGCCATCAACCAGAGCAGACGTACCCCGAATAAGATTACGAGCTTGTTCTGGTGTCTTCACCACAGCGTCTTCCTTGATCTTCGTCATGTGGTGACAGAGCAGCACCGATGCCCCTGTCTCAGTAGCCATCTTAGCCAGCAGACCAGTGAGAGCAGCACCAGCAGCCGGATCAGCGTTTACATCAGCGTGTACGAAAGATGCGAGTGGATCGAATACGATCAGCTTCAGATTCTGAATCTGTAACACTTGTTCGTATATCTTCTCGAACTCTTCAGATGTCGAGAACTCACCATGCTTTTCTGTCAGTATCGGAAACACACCGCCGACATTTGGTAGAGGCACGACCTTTAGATCATGGATATATCCGAGCCTAGCCTTGAACGGATCCATACGATCAATTCTTCGGTGCATCTCAGCCTCGTCATCTTCCGCTGTGAAGATGACCACATTACCGAATTCTTTGACCAGACCACCGAAAGCTGTAGTCATTGGCTTGCCCGATGCGATCTTCATGCCCATGTCGAGAGTCATCATGCCTTTGCCCGAATCACCGGCAGCAGCAAAGATAATCGGTACGCCCATAGGGAATGTGCCTTCGATCAGGAACTTTTGTTCGGGTGCCTCGCCCTCGAACCGAGCGATAGAGAACGTATCGTCCAGCAGGTTGATGTTCGTCTTTGTGACTTTTGCTTTGGTGTTAAGAAAGCTTTCAATGTTGAAGCCTTCGTTTATTGCATCCGATGCGTCCCACCCTTCAGGCTTGCCCATGGGCGGCGTCAGCATTGTCACTGACTTCGCACCAGCAGCCAAAGCCAAGTCCTGAATTAAATCAGCCAGCTTCTTACCAGCAGGATCATTGTCAGGCCACAGGATTACTTCCTTGCCCTGCAATGGAGAGAAGTCGAACTGCGCCGATGTCTTCTTGGTCAGCGCACCAGCGCCCCCGATGGTGCAAGTTGCTGTGTATCCTGCCTCGTTAAGAGAGTCGGCGCACTTCTCGCCCTCAACCCAAATCACCCGCTCCGATGCCAAAATGTTCGGGATGTTGTACATGGGCCGGATGTCAGGGAACTTGGAGTACCCGACGCCCTCAACAAACGGCCTGAACTCTTTCTTCGGCTTTCCAGCAGAGTTAAGCAGCGGATTGCCCGTAATGTCCTTCACATTGTACCGGCGCACCGTAACCAGCACTTCACCGTCTGCGTTGGTGTAGATGTACTGCGCGTCATACGGTGTATTCGCATTGTACTGTGTCTTGATCGGATGCTCGATTGGAGCGTTATCCCGAACAATTTGCGGCTCAAGACTATCCAAGTAATCCGAGAACATTTCCTTGATCTCGCCCAACTTCATGTCTCTGCCGTGCATCAGAATCTTTACGATCCCACCTACCCCGACGCCACCATTGAAGTCTTGGCCTCGCATGAAATTAGGTGACGACGGATCAATGTCGATCTTCATCGACTTGCCAGAGTCGCCCAGCAATGAGCCTATGTAGAATGTTTTGCCGTGAATACGACCAGCAGGAAACGTGTCTTGCAGAATGCGAATCTGCTCAGACTTCGGAACTTTTCTAGATATCTCTTCGACTAAATCATGGGCTGACCTACTAGATGTAGTATTGCCAAACCTCACCACACTCATTATGTTGTCTCCTATCAAGCATTCAGTTTCCTATGGGGCGGTTCATGCCGCCCCTTCTTTTTGCCAGCAAGTGTTACGAAACTCGCACCACTTGCAAATGTGAAAGTCGTCATTCTGCGCGATACGAGGCAGGATGTCATTACCCCTTGTTGCCTCTAGAATTTGCACAGCCTTGTCGCTAGTCTTTTGCGCTAGGTCACCGTTAAACGGCACCAACTCTATATAGACCTCGCTTGTGTTCTTATTCAGAACCGTAAACACACAAGGGTTCTCAGCTAGATCCATGTAGGCTTGGTACAACGCGATCTGTGCTGCATAAACCGGGTTGGCCTCCGCCACGCCTTTACGAACAAATTCGTTGAACTTCCTGTCCGATGCGGACTTGCACTCCCATAGCATTGGATACGAGAGGTGTAATGGACCGGCACATATTACACCGTCGATATGACCACGAACTTCGCCGTCCGCTGTGTCGAATCCAAATTGTTTGCCATATTTTTCTGTGCGCAAATCAAATCCGGCATCACGGAAGTACATGATCATCAGATCTTCAATGGTGTGACCCAGAGCAAATGTTCGCAAAGTCTTCGCAGGGAAGCCTTTGTCTTTGTCTTTCTGCTGCCCTATGTATCGGTATTGAAGTTTACGAGCGCACGGGTCACCGAGAGAAGAGGCCCCCAGATACTTACGCTCTGGTTGCTTGCGCTCTTTCTCAATGACAGCCCGATCTAACTCTTTGATGATTGCCGCTGCGTCTTCAGAAGGGGATATCTTTGACTTCGGTTCTGGGATGCCCACCGTACCGTTCAAATAGCTCTGTAAGGTAAGGTTCGCTGTAGACATCTTCTAGCCCTTTCACGCTTTTGGCGATTAGTATCATGCCAACTACTTCATCTTCGGATAGCTCGTTTAGCTTCTTACCCCACCCGATCTGCCCTATCATAGACGCGAAATGCCTTAGTGGATTGTCTCCGACATTTCGTGCGCTCCCATCATGTTCTCCCATTCTTCGCCCTCCTTATTAAAAACAACCATCGCAGTCAGATAGTGATCGTATTCAGCGATATCGACCACGACAGTCACACACTTAAACTGCTCTTCTTTGCCCTCTGTGAAATCATTCACAGCTTCGATTACTTTGGATTGCACATCTTCCAAATTATTTGGATCAAGAAAATTCATGAAGCATGAGGTTTGCACCCCGCCCCCTGAATGTTTGTGAAACACGAAAGTAACTTCGCCTCTTGTCATGCTATCTTGTCCATATCATCCATGATTTCGTATACAATTCGATCCACGAATTGCTTGTTCCACACATAGTTCAGCATACAAGCTGCCCTGTACTTAGTCCAAGAGAAGTCAATCGGGCTAATCTGCACACCGCGTTGCCCCAAGGCACTGCGCTGTTTGTCGCTCACAGGATCGTTTAACCAGCGCTTTGTCTTCTTGGCAGAGTCACTGGATTCATTCTGGCGCATGTAATCATCAGCAGCGGCCATCGCCTGCTTCTTCGTGCCGACAGATATCAGCCGCACCCGTGAATTTGTTCGCTTTACGATTGCCATAGATAGCTCATCGACCTCTGCGATCAGAGCAAAACAATTAAACCCAGTGGCTGCGAGACACACGCCATTACCGAACAAATCTACCCACCTGAATGGAGAGCGCTCCATCAGATCCACTTCGGTCATCTCAAAGCTATCGAGAGGATCAGAGTCTGCCCCCTCAAACATGTGACCACAAAACGGACACTCACGAACACCAAGTGGCACGATTGATTCACACTCTGGGCAAACCTTTTCTGGCGCGTCGCCAGCCGTCGTATCGCCAGCGCCGTCAAGATCAACAGCATCATCCAGTGATCCATGCGTCAGGACAGACGTTCCAAAGTCCATGACAATGCAGTCAGTCTTTACAATGCCGGGAAACTCTTCTTGATCAACTGTGCGCAGACCACGCCCGATCATCTGAACCATTGTGGACTTGTATGAGCATGGCCGTGTCAGCACCACACAAGACACAGGCGGCGCATCGAACCCTTCGGTCAGGACAGCGACGTTTACCACCACCTGCGTCTCACCATGCGCGAGATCGTGTAGAATCTCCTCACGCTCATCAGATGGTGTATTGCCTGTAACGACATGAGCGATAACGCCCTGCTTAACAAACTCCTCACACACATCTTCTGCGTGACGAATGGTTGAGCAGAACACGATGGTCTTACGATCTCCGGCCTTGTCTAACCACTCCTCAACCACGCGCTTGTTGATAGCGCGGCGGTTCATAATCTTTTCGACATCTGCCATGTCAAAGTCAGATGCGGTCTTGCGCACATCACGCAATTCATCTTGCACCCCGACATCAACAACGAATGTCTTAGGCGGCACAAGAAAGCCCTCACGGATTAATGTAGCGATTTCGATCTGGTGGCTACAGTTCGTGAATACGTCTCGCAGACCCTTCTTGTCACCACGGTTGGGGGTGGCGGTAAAGCCAACGACTTGCACCCCCTCATTGGCCTTCTTAGCGGCATTAATGATACGTTGATATGTATCGGCTACAGTGTGATGCGCTTCATCCACGACAATGAGATCAACCTTTGGCATTTGCTCAAGGTTGTTGTGGCGTGAAAGAGTTTGAACCATTGCGAATACTGCGTCGCCGCCCCAATCTTTTTGTGAAGCGTTGACGTAACTTGCGGACAGTTCAGGGTTCACACGTTGAAATTTCGTGGAGTTTTGTGAAACCAACTCGTCACGATGCTGTAGGATCAAAACATCTTTGGATACACCACGGCGCTTGCCCACCAGAGCGGAAAGCATGATTGTCTTTCCGGCTCCAGTGGGGGCGACTACAAGTGTATTGCCATGTTTGTCCAGAGCATCAGCGGCGTCATTGATTGCCACCTCCTGATACGGACGGAGCAACATGTTAGCCTACTCGAAACCTATAGACCGGCTTCTCATAAGCACGAACAATTTTGACCCCGCTCTTCTTGAGCAAAGCAATCTCTTGATAGATTGTGCCTTTACTCTTGCCTGTCTTTTGTACGATCTCTGAAATTGTGGCTCCCTTATTGAGAGAAATCATTTTCAGAGTAGACCGACAAAAGTTCGGGACATCGTGACCTTTGGTATCAAGGTAATCTACGAGCTTATCCAATTCCTTCTGATTAGAAGGTGGGTAAGAAGTGGGGGGATTTACGGCCTCGGCTCCCCCCTTGCCGAGTTTGACGACCTCACGAGGGTTGCCGCCAAAGAATGACCTAAGAAAACCTAGCGCGCCCATGTTGGTGTTACCCCCGCTGTAGCTGTAGTGGCCGGTGCGCTAGGCGCTGGGGCCGCTTGTGGCGTAGGAGTAGCTGCCGGGGCAACTGCCGCAGGGCTACCTGCAATAAACTCCTGAGAACCGGGAGTCAATATGGTCTTGATTTTATTCTTGTCTGCATAACCATTGCTGCCCTTCTCAATGCCAATTTTAAAGCAAATCTGCATGCCATTGAGCATATGCACACCGTTAATGCTACCGCGCTTCTGTGCGGCTTCTGGAGAGTCATCCTTCATGTCCAGAGCAAAGTGGCTATCCACCATCTTCTTGATAGTTTCAAGGCCGATACGCTTGGCGATAGAGAAACCATTCTGATCTGTCTTTGCGCCATCGACAAAGATGTTCTGCCAGACTTTGCGCTTATCATACGAACCACCTACGATGGTCAGTTCAATAGGCATCCATTTGGCACCGCTCTGAGATGACTTGAAGTAAGTGCCGCCGCCGAACTCAGGAAGCTCATGGTCACCACCGCTCAGCTTTATGAAAGCACGAACGACAGTCCCATCAGGGATCAGTTCAAAGTCACGCGGCCCATCATCAGAATAGGAAACGTTATTAAGATCAAGCATGGTCAGTTTTCTCCTTGTGCAACTGTGACCGTAGATGGATCGACAAACTGCATGGTTTCTGGGCGCGGCCCAGACATCTTCTCAAACAGTTTGCCAAGATGAGGTTCTTCGATAGCATCAAGTCTACCGCTCCGATCCTTTGCCGGATAGCCCCATTGATTGAGAGTGTGACAGACAAAGGCACGGAACATGTTGCCCTCGTCTGACGTAAGCGTGGCCATCGTGATGACCTCATCAACAATGCCGGGAAGCTCACGGCCTGTCTTTGAGCCTTCGATTTGCAGATCATATGTCTGCCTACCATAGTCATCAGTCTTCTCATCCAGAATGCCAACGAATATGACATTCTTCTCACGAATGTGTTGAAGATGAGTTAGCCACGCCATCATCTCGCGACCTTGCGCACCGTACACTGCGCGAGTGTCCAGTTTGCCTGTGCGATCTGATCTGGCTTCTGGCTGGTTTTGATTGTGCGAAAAGCACAGCCGACCAGCGACAGTGATACTATCAATAAAGATGGTATCGTATTTCTCCAGCACAGCGGCTGGGTCACCATACATCTGGCACACATACTCATAGTGAGCCTCGCTGTACGGAGCGTCGTCACTCAAAGCGGGGTTCGCGCCACCGAGGAAGCATGCAAAGTCACGGCACTCTTGCCAAGTGCGCGGCCTAATGACATCGACTTCACAGCCCTCGATGGCGGCATCACCGGCCTCCAAGTCCATGAACAAAGTTTTGCTCATATCCAAAGTACGCACCAGTGATGTCTTCCCCACACCTGACTTACCGGCGACCACAATCTTGTGGCCGCGCTTTTCGGCAAGTCTTTCTGCGGCGGAAATAATCTGCATCATATCCTCATTCCCTATCTTCTATGTCCACACTTACACCTGACAGATGAACGGTACGAGCCTCTGACAAGAGGCCGACGACTTCTGGTGGTGCTGTTTTGTATTTGGCTTCAGACACTGCGTACTTCACAGTAGCGTAGTGCCTAGCCGTATCAGGATCCATCTGATTGAAAGCCTCAATCAGCTTCTCCTGATCCCATTCAACTCGCTTCTTAAAATCAACAGTGATTTTATGTTCGCCAGCGTTGATGGTTGTCTGGCCGAAATCCTTACCCTGTTGGGCAAGCTGCATCCGGGCAGTTTCCTCAAACTGATCTTGAATGGAATTTTTCACGATCTTGAGTTGTTGCTGAAGATCGTGGATCTGCATCTTGAGCGTGTCGTGCCGTTCTTTCATGGACGACAGGTCATTATACAGAGGCATGTCTGTTGAGTTCATGGAACCCTCCTGTTGTGATGGCCGTCAAACCATCTTCAACATAGGGTCGCAATCATCGCCTGTCAATGGCTTTTTTAGAAAGATACAAATCTATTTGATGAACGGCCTTCATCAATTTCTTTTTTATTTTAAAATCAGCGGTTTCAAATCCTTTGGCGTCCTCAACTACTTCTTTTGTGCTGCCGTCATCATCGACTGCCTTATATCTAAAGTCTGCAATGTACCTGCAAATCTTCTCGCCGTTGACAACGATTTCATAACTCACTTGTCTCTCTAAGTCTCGTACAAGCCCACCACGTTCCATAGCTTGCAACTCGCCCCAACGTTGCGCCTCCCATTTAGAATCAAAGGTGATTCCATCAACTGTAGTTTTCTTCGCGCCGTACTTGTTGCGTTTATAGCGATACATGGTAATATGTGGGCCGTTGTGGGAATATTTGGGAGATTGTGATGAAACAGGCAAAACAAGTCAAGTCCGTAGGCGTTGATATAGACACATACAATAAGCTGCGCACGATGTCGAAAGAAGAGCATCGCACAATTGGCCTACAGATTGCCAAGTTAGTGAAAGAGGCATACGATAAAGATTATGGCAGCAATGTGACGGCCATGGGGATAGGATCGACCGCAGGGGGGTAGGATGCCCTACGAATGGATGCTTATTCTTATTACGGCGGTAGCGCCCACGGAATATAATGTGGCTGCGCTATCACCTTTCGAGAGCTTGGACGAGTGCTACCGGCAGTCAGTGTATATAGATGCTGACATTGAACGCGCCGACAATCAGGAAATGATGTGTATTAAGCTTGATCCTGTAAAGCTCTCATACGGGCCACAAGACGCTTCGCACGATTGGTGACCTGATCGTACCATCTGGAATCGACCATAGCGTCGGCGGCGGAGTTCCATGACCTTGCATCTACAGCCGCCTTCATATCTTTGAATTTGGAGAGACGAGGTCTTCCCATATTAAACATCATATTGCAGATGATATGCTGACAGTCCTCGGGTAAATCATCAAAGTCTGGATACAGAACTTTACAGTCTTCCATCATCACTGCGCAGTCACGAGCAAACAGGTGGCGTACACGTTCGTCACTGACAACAGTGCCGACAGACTGCTCATGCTCGTCATCACCCTCAACGATCAAGTGGCCGATTCCGCACGTAGGCAGGCCCAAGTGATCTAAATAAATGATGTGCTGCCCATCTTCGTTGAGCTTCACGCCTTCATCATCGGCAATCTCTTGCCTAAGTTTATCCATATCCATCAGAGTAATCCTGCTGTTGCGCCACGAATACCAAGCGCCCTTGCTATTTCAGGGTTGTTTGTTGCCATCTGACGTAGATTTGTCACGGCTGCGCCGGGCGTGCCTCGCGCCCCAATAGGAACATTTGTTCCGATTACGGGAGCGTTTGCTTGCATGGGCGCAACATCTGGTGTGAGTGGCTGCGTCACATCTACCGAACCAATGCCAGAGGCCATGTTAGGAGTGGCCTGTTGTGTTACACGATCTGTAAGGCGTTTGCTAAGTGCTTCCGTCTCACGAGTCACATTAGATGCCCCCTCTTGTAAAAGTTGAGCCGTGGCTTGCGGCAATGGGCGGAACAGCCCACTCACAACAGATCCGATTAGGTTTGCGCGCTCTTCTACGGGCATTCCCTTGCTACGTTTGTAGGCTTCATCAATCTGCTTAACCGCGCCAGAACCATCAAAGATTCTACCAAAGATACTAATTCTTGCGATCCTGCCTAAACTGTTCATGAAGTTTACAGTCATGCCAGCAGCAACAAGATCAGATGTGGATGCGTCTTTTGATAGAGTTCCCATAATCCTGCCGAAAGAACGAACATCTTCAGCGATCTTTGGATCCCCAAGAAGAATATCCAACCGATTTGCACCGCCCTTGCCATCAGCTTTTGTTATTCGTGCAGACAAGTCAGATAGCTTTTTAGCATTAACGGTAGTGCCTACATCTTGCAGAAGATCGTCTAAAACAGCAGCACGAATAGTGGTTATGGCGTTTTCATTACCAGACTTTTTGTAGAAGTCCATGATGGCGCGAAGCTCTTTCTTCTTCGCATTCTTTGCTAGAAAAACTTCTAACGCCTCATCAGGCTCAAGGGTGCCATCTGCCAGCTTTCGCAAAAGCTGTGGTTTGCGGACAGCGGCGAAAGACTCCGCTGCATTTAAAGCATTGCGTAATCCAATGATGGCAGACTGATCAATGCCAGCCTCAAGAGCTTCATCCAAAATAGACTGATCAACACGGCCAATCGACAGATTATCCATTCTCTGCGCGACGCTGCGAATGCCATTAATCTGCGATCCGAACAATTCTTCGCCTGTTTCGCCTAGATCATCTATGGCTTTCAGAAAATGTTCAGAGTTGAACTTAGTTGGGTCAAGGCTATCGAACCCACTGTTTTTCAAGGTGGTCCGCAACCATTCCCGACTAATAGCTTTCTTTAATTGATTGTACTGAGCCGGATTGTCCACAGCGGCCTTCATGTTTAACAATGGCTTCTTGTTGCCATTCTTTACAAGGGCCATGCCAAAGCCGCCAAGATCTGCTGGTCTTGTTCCTTGACGCAAGGCCGCCACAAGGTTTTTGCTACCAACGGCTGCTTCGATGTCCTCGAACCGCTTCATACCTTTATTGTAGAATCTACGAGCTTCAGGGATGCTATCAGCGGCTGCCTTTAGTGCATCAATAGATTCTGAGCCAAACTTCTTGGTAATACCCTTGCCAAGCGCCTCAATGTTAGATGAAGTTAGAATATTGTCGATGGCGGCAAGCACATCTTTCTGCATCTGATACTCAGTGCCAAATTTCTTGGGCGCTGCGTACATAGCCTTGGCAAGATTCTCACGATTTCTATAAAGCGTAGAGAAGCTGGCTGTATTCCCCAACTCGTCAATCTGAGCAGAAAGGGCGTCAGCCATTTGTTTTGCGCCCTGATCAGTGCCTCCAATAGCGACTTGCCCATATTTTTTCCGAAAGCTTTCGGCTAAATCTTTTAGATCATTTGTGGGCAGAATCTTGGCCTCACCAATGCTTTGATTCAAAACATTATCAATCAAGCCAAACTTCAGAGTATTTGCCTCATCAAAAGCACGGAATGAATCTTCAAGATTTACGAACAATTGATCATCTAGTTTTCTGTTTTGACGCAATCCGCCAGTTAAAGATTTAACGGCGTCATCTAACTGCCCCATGACAGAAGCCTGCACCTCTTGCTCTGCATCTTTGAGAGACTGACTTGCAAGAACTCTCGCGTCTAACAGAAGCTGACCAGCTTCATCTGCTGAACCACCCTGATTAATAATTTGCCTGAAATTAGCCAAATCATTTTTCATTTTGGTTTGATTTTTTACCTGCCTTGGGCTGACTCCAAGAACAGATTCAAACACCTGTTCTAGCTTTGATGCTATCGGACTCATACCCATTTGCGATTTAGTGGGCTGATATCCTGCGGAAACAGCTTCGCCGACAGACTCGAATGCCTCACCGCCCTCTTCAATGACGCCAGCCTTTGGTTTAAAAGCTTTGAAGATAGCAAAGGGCGCGCCAAAGGTTAGTTCGGCTGCGCCAGCGATCAAAGCCTCTTTACCTGTATCAATGGCTATATCTTCAGCAGATTGATCAGAGACGCCCATCACGCCTTCGATAGCTTCTTCTGCAAGGTTGCCAGAAGCACCGCCTGTGGCAGCGCCCAAGGCTCCTCCAATGAGTATGCCGCCCGGCCCAAGGGGAGCGCCGAGCGTAGCGCCCTTTACAGTGCCGTAAACGCTCAAAGCAAGCTCTGGCCCTATGCCAGCTAGATCAGCAATGTCGTAACCGCTGAAGCCTTCCTCATCAATGAGAATGCTTTTGTCTGTTTCGATGCCCATCTTAGCTGCGCCAGACGGCGTAACAGCCAGACGACCACGCGGATCTCTTGTGTAATCTTCAGACGCAAAGCCATAACGCTCCATCGTCAAATCTTCTTCACTGGACTTTTCGGCAAGAGAAAGGGCGGCACGAAGCTTGCTGTTTTGTATTCCCCGTTCTGTATCGAATTGTTCTGATATTTGAGACGATGCAGCATTTTCAGCCGCTGCTTTCGCCACTCGTGGAGAGGAACCCATTTTTGTGGAGAGCAATTCATTGATTGCGATTTGCTCTTTTATAGTGGGCGTATCTCCTTCAATTTCTACGAAGAATGACTCATTGGGAAGTTCAAATTTTAGCTTACCCATGACGTACCCTTAACTGGTTTTGAGGCTATATGTAGTGATGCC